CGCAGGGGGAGGGGGCGCCGGCCCGCCTCGCGCCGCTGCGCCCCATCGATTCCCTCGATGAGTTGCTCGAGCGGTTCGCGCTGGTGTACGGCCAGGGGGGCACGGTGTTCGATCATCATGAGCACGTGCTCGTGGCGCTGGGCGACATGCGCGATGCATGCCTGAGCCGCGACCTGCATCGCGCGTGGGCAGAGCACCCCGAGAAGCAGCTCGTGCGCGTGACCGAGGTGGGCTTCGATCCAGCAGAGACGGACCCGAACATCCATTGCAACCTGTGGGCAGGGTGGCCCACGGTGCCAAAAGCGGGATCGTGCGAGAACTTGCTTCAACTGCTGCGGCACATGTGCGCCGACGACAGCAGGCCGGACGCGCTCTACAACTGGGTGATGCGCTGGCTTGCCTATCCGTTGCAGCACCCGGGCGCGAAGATGAAAACCACGCTCGTTTTGCATGGTCCACAGGGCACCGGCAAGAACATGTTTTTCGAGGCAGTTATGGCGATTTACGGACGGTACGGCCGTGTGATCGATCAGAGCGCAATTGAGGATAAGTTCAACGATTGGGCGTCGCGAAAATTGTTCTTGATCGCCGACGAAGTTGTCGCGCGTTCGGATCTTTATCACGTCAAAAACAAGCTGAAAGCCTTCATCACGGGCGAGTGGATTCGGATCAATCCGAAGAACATGGCGGCCTACGATGAGCGCAACCACGTCAACATGGTGTTCCTCTCGAACGAGGCGATGCCCGTGGTGCTCGAGGATGACGACCGCCGGCATGCGGTGATTTGGACACCCTCGAGGTTGGCGGCCGACTTCTACCGCGGACTGCTGCTGGAACTGCAGGAAGGCGGCTCGGCCGCGCTGCATGACTACCTTCTGAACCTCGACCTGGGGGACTTCAACGAGGGCACGCTGCCCCCGATGACCGAGGCGAAGCGCGAGCTGATCGACCTGAGCCGAGACAGCCCGAGCCGCTTCTATGCGGCCTTCGAGGGCGGCGAACTCGAAGGCTTCCCCACGAAGGGCATGAAGCTGCTCAGTCCGGTCCTGCCCATGGACCTGTACGCGCTGTATGGCGTCTGGTGCCACCGCGTCGGCCTTAAGCCGCTTAATCAGCCCAAGTTCTCCAACGCGCTCATGCGCAAGCACGGGGCGAAGACCGTCCCGAAGCGCTACGTGATCGGCGATCGAAAGCGCGGGCCGTCCGGCGTGACCTTCCTGCCAGGTGGCCACGAGCTGCCGGCGGGGCAGCTCGAGCCCGATTGGATCGGCGATCGCGCCATGGTGTTCCTCGACGCGCTCAAGGAATACCGGGAGGCGGCGAAGTGATGCGACACCACCAGTCCGCGCGCAGCAGTGAGGCATGTGGCCTATGCGTGAGCCACCGAGTGAGGCGAGAAAGCCCAATGAAATCAACGGGTGTGACCTATGTGAGGCATGGATGGCTCACTTTCCCATGTGTGCGCAGGCACGGGTGCGTGCGCATGTGTGCGTGCAGGTGCGGGCGCTTGGGTGCCTCACATGCCTCACATACCTCACACGCCAACGCTGACAACGACTTACGCGCGACCCCATTCCCCACACCCTCCACCACATGCCTCACGAAGAAAGAAGCGATGGGCGAAATCGTTGAAAGAACCATTCGCTGTAGCGAAGCGAACACGGCTGAGTTCCTGACGCTGGTCAACGGCTGGCCGGAACTCAAGACCCTCGTGCGCTCGTTGGGAGCGCTCGACCTGTTCCCCGGCCTGCGCGGCCTGCAGATCACGCTCGCTGGCGCGTGGGCATGGGTCGACGCAGGTGTGCTGGCGGCCATCAACCCAGGGGGTGGCGATGAAGATCAGCCTTAAGCTCGACGGCCTCGGCGGTCTGCGGCAGGCGTTGAGCGGGTTGACCAGTGCCCGCGCCGGGCGTGTCTACGCGGACGCGATGAACGACACCGGTTTCCACGTCCGGCCGCACATGCAGCAGGAGTACCGCGACAGCTTCGACCGGCCGACCGACTACATCATCCGCAGCCCGCGCGTCCAGAAAGCCACGCCGCAGCGGTTGGTGGTCGCCATCGAGCCAACCTACATGGGTGGCAAGGGCATCGATCCGCAGCAGATTCTGCAGGCGCAGGAGCATGGCGGAACGCGCCGTGACAAGCGCAGCGAGGTTGCACTGCGCCGCGTGGGCATCCTGCCTGCGGGCTTCCAGACCTCGATCCCCGCGACGCCGTTCCCGGGTAGCGATGACGGACGGGGCAATCTGCGCGGCCCGTTTCTCGTCCAGCTGATCAGCTACCTGCAGGCCTTCGGTGAGCAGGGCTACAAGGCGAACATGACCGAGCGCCGGAAAGCGGCGGTCCATCGCGGAAAACAGATCGCAGGCCCTGTGCAGCCTGGCCGCAAGCGCATGACCGATGGCCGGCGCTACTTCGTCAGCTATGGACGCCTGCGCGCGGATCGCTCGTCCCACCTTCCCCCGGGCATCTGGGCGGCGATGGGCACGCACGGTGTCGATGTGCGGCCCGTGTTGATGTTCGTCGCCATTGGCGACTATCGCCCGCGGCTGAACATGAGCAATGTCGAGCGCAGGGCGGCGCCAGAGCCATACCTGCAGAAGCGTCTGCGGTATCGCATCCGGCAGGCGGTGGGGGCATGACCGTGGCCGAAAACCTGATGACTGTTCCTCAGTTCTCTGCTCACCTCGGGTTCGGGCGTACCTATGCCTACCAGCTGCAAAAGGATGGGCGTCTTGTGATGGCGGACGATGGAAGGCACGTGCTCGTCGCGGAAAGCGTCGAGCGCATCGAAGCCACAAAGGATCCCGCACGGCAAGGTGTCGCGGTGCGACATTCGATGCGGCGTGCGGCCAAGGCCGATGCGAGCCAGCAGCCGCAAGTCGCCGATGGCGAAGCTGCAGAGCCCGACACGGACACATTGGGCGAGGCCGGCGACGCGAAGCCTGGCACGCCGTCGTACAGCTTTCAGGTGTCGAAGGCGAAGCGCGAGCACTACGCTGCGCTCGATGCCGAGGCGACGTATCGGGCTCGCATGAAAGAGTTGCTCGAGGCCTCGGAGGTGAGGGCTGCGCTGGTGGAGGTGATGACCGTTCTGCGAACGTCGCTCGAGGGCATCGCGCACCGGCTCGCGCCGGCCCTGGCGGCGGAGGTAGATGAAGGTGAAGTGCGCTCGATGCTCGATGCCGAAATTCGGCACGCTCTGAGCACCGCGTCCGATGGCCTGGCTAAGGCGGGGCGGTAGGAACGCATGGAAATCATCGACCTTTTTGATGCCGCCGCGCGAGCCGTCCAGCCGCGCAAGCCCGTGACCGTTTCGCAATGGGCCGATCAGAATCGCATCCTGAGCAGCAAGACGAGCTCGATGCCAGGCAAATGGGTGACCGCGCGCAACCCAATGCTGGGTGAGCCTATGGACTGCATGAGCGCCAGCAGCGCGGTGCGCGAAATGGTGGGCATCTTCCCGATCCAGTTCGGCAAGAGCGAAATCGAGACGAACATCGTCGGCTACGTGATGTGCGAAGACCCGGGACCGCTCATGGTGGTGTTGCCGGGCGAGGTGTCGCTCAATAAGTTCGTCAACCAGAAGTTGAACCCGCTGCTCGAGGAGACACCTGCCTGCGAAGAAGCGCTCAAAACCACGGCGTCGCGCAACTCGAGCAACACACGAGGCTTTAAGGATTTCGCGGGCGGGCAGCTTTTCCTCGAGCACGCTGGCAACGATAAGCGGCTCAAGAGCACCAGCGCGAAGGTCGTGCTCGTGGATGAGTACGACAGCGTGGCCGCGAGCCTACCAACGGGAGACGATCCCGATGCACTGCTCGATGGTCGCAACAGTGCGTTCCCGTCGACGTCGAAGCGCGCATCGGTGGGCACGCCCCAGACCGTTGGCCTGTCGCGACTCGAAGCCAAATGGGAGAAGTCCGACCAGCGGCTGTATCACGTGCCGTGTCCGCACTGTGCGTTTGAGCATCCTCTGACCTGGGATGGATTTCATTGGGCCCTCGGCCCGGACGGCAAAGTATTGCGCGCCTGGATGGTGTGCCCCGAGTGCGGCGCTGAGATTGATGAGCACCACAAGGATCGCATGGTCGATGCAGGTAGGTGGGTGCCACGTCATCCGCACCGAAAGCTGCGTGGCTACCGCGCGAGCTTTCTCTACTACCGTTTCGCCCTCGGCCCGCGATGGAAGGAGATGGCACAGGTGTGGGTCGATGCGCAGGGCGACCTGGCGGCATTGAAGACCTTCACGAATGACCGACGCGCCGAGGCCTGGGAAGACCCGGCCATGCGCGCGGTGAAGCACAACGCGATCGCCGACAGGGCCGAGCCGTACCCGCTTCGTCATGCGCCACTGGGGGTGTTGCGCATCACCATAGGTGTTGACACACAAGACAACCGCCTCGCCGTTCAGGTAGTCGGGTGGGGCAAAGGAATGGCATTCTGGGTGCTCGACTACATCGAGCTCCTCGGCGACCCGGCAGAAGATGCTGTGTGGGTTGCCCTCACCGATTTGGCAAATCGGCCTCTCGCGCACGCCAGCGGCGGAACATTGGTTGCGGAAGCGATCGGGATCGACATGCGCGGGCATCGCACGGAAGCTGTGAAGGCCTGGGCGCGCAAGCGCCTCGTGCGTCGCGTTATGGTGATGTACGGCGCGAAGCCCAACAACGCTCCAGTGATCAGCAAGGGAAAGCTCGAGGACCGCAATGCGAGAGACAAAGCGGACAAGCGCGGCGTGCTGCTGTACCAGGTCGGGACCGTTGCGATCAAGAACTGGTTGTTCGGCCGCCTTTCGGTGGACGCTGATAGAGAACCCCAAGACCGACAGACGCACTACAGCAAGGACCTCGAACGAGAGTTCTTCACCGGTTTGGTGAGCGAGACCTACGACCCGCGCACTGGCAGGTACATCAAGCGCCGTGGCGCGCGCAATGAGCCGCTGGATACCTGGGTCTATGCCTTCGCCGCGGCGCATCACCCCGAACTGCGATTGCATCGCTGGAGCGGTCCCGACTGGCAGGCCGCAGCTGATGCATTGCATCGTCAACCACGGGAAGAAGCGATGCCGCCAACGGAGCAGGCCAGAGAGGACGAAGTCGATTCCGTTCCGGCCGTGACCGCTCCAGCTCGCCCAAATGCCCCTAGCTCAGACGCTGACCTTTTTTCGCCCATCGCCTTCGATTAAACATGGCAACTCACCTTCCCTCTGACGAAGCCCTCGAAATCATCGAGGAGGAAGCGCGCGCAATCGCGCAATGTTACGGCGCTACTTTGCCAAACGAAGCGGCTGCTGCCCTCATTGAGCGTCTGCTGATGAGGCTCAACGGGGCCCACATTTACATGCCAAAGCGAAGCTCACGTGAACGCGAAATCGAGCACCGGGAGATTGCGCGCCGCTTTAACGGTAGCAACCTTTTTGATTTGGCGCGTGAATTTGGGCTGACGCCAAGACACATTCGTCGTGTTTTAGTAAAAATGAAATCAACACCCTAATACGTGGGGGCTTTTTTGACTATCGAGCTTTGCAGTGGGGGGCCGTCGGAACTGACCTTAGATAGTGGTGACCGTTCGTCAATATGTTGCCCGCCAAAGAAAGAATTTAATTTGGTTTCTATATCGTTTAAGTGAGAGAGGATTTCTTCCAGCAACTCACGGAAAGTGGCGCTTTTCCATGTTATATCCGGAGCAATACTTGCAAGAGTGATTTTGTAAGACTCTAAATCTTTCGGGGGTTCTGTAAATTCATTGGGTTCGGAGGTCGGGGAAATCGTGCGGAAATTGTAAGTGGAAAATGTAAATATTCTATTGCTGTTGGTGGCTTGTATGAGATCGAATTGAAGCTGATCTTCTTCGCTTAAGGAGTCATACAATTTATCGCGAAGTGGATTGTATGGTTCGACGTAAGTCATGACACGATCGGCGGCATCGCCAACTCTTGGGCAAAAATAGCGCTCCCACCATACATTGAAATATCTTTGCTGAAGTTCTAAATATGTAAGCCCAATGATATTGGTGTTGCGCGTGTATTCTTCGGCGCCAGATTGCAAGCCGTGTCTGGAAACTATAAATCCAATGTTCCCCCCCGTTTCGTGCATGACGGTAGTAAATGCATGAACTACTGTTTGAGGTATGGATGTATTCCAGTTTTTGCATTCGACAACGTATTTGATTTTGTCGACGCTCGCTACGTCAACTGCTAAGACATCAATCTCAACTGAGCCGCGAGGTGTGGCGACTCGAATTTCTGTCCCTGTGTCAAGGCCAATGTTTCGCAGCAAGCGCTGAACTCCAATTTGAAGTTCCTTCCAGTCGTTGGGATGTGGGTTGTCGATCATTTGGGGTAGGACATGTTTTTGTGACATTGTCCAGCGGAAATGTCCGCGTGATCCTGATTTCATCAGGGCATGGGGATTTACCGCCACTTCACCGCTGAACAGCTCGAAGCAACACGCGACAAGCTGCTCAACTCGCTGACCGAGCGGCTCACCAAACCCACCCACGTCGGCTACGACAGCCGCACTGTCCAGTTCAACCAGCGCACGGACGAAATCCGGCGCGAGGTCGAAGCCATCAACGCCGAAATCGATCGGCGCAACGGCGTCGCGACACGCGCGCCCATCTATCTCGTCTGATGAACCGGAGAAAGCGCTCTCGCTCCGGTCCAAGCCAGGCGCGCCACCTCGGCGGCAGCGCCTCGATGTCAGCGCACCAGGCCGCGGGCAGCGACATGAGCATGTTCGACTGGCACCCCTACGCCGGAAGTGCAGATGCCGACCTGCTGCCCGAGTTGGACATGCTCACGGCGCGCTCGCGAGATATGTCGCGAAACAACGGTCTCATGGCCGGCGGCATGCAGACCTACCGCGACAACATCGTCGGTGCGGTGTTGCGGATGTCTTCCACGCCCGACTACAGGCTGCTGGGCTGGTCGCGAGAGCAGGCGCGGGAGTGGGGCAACGTGTCGGAGGCGCATTTCCGCTCGTGGGCTGAAACGACCGAGTGTGATGCGGCTCGAAGCCTCAACCTGCTGGGTCAGACCGTGCAGGCGCTCGGTGGCGCGATGGTCAATGGCGATGCGTTGGCGCTGCCGATGTGGCTTCCTCGTGCGGATTCCCAATGGAGCACGCGGCTGATGATGGTGGAGTCCGACCGCCTGAGCACGCCGCCCACGCTGTTGTCCTCGCCGAACCTTCGCGGCGGGATCGAGTTCGACCAGTACGGCGCGCCCGAGGCGTATCACATCATGCGGCAGCACCCAGGCGACGGGCGCGGCCTGCTGGGCGTTCGCCCCGGCATGAACGTGTGGGATCGCGTGCCAGCCTTCACGTCGTGGGGACGCCGCCGCGTGATTCATCTGCACGACAAGGAACGCACGGGGCAGTCGCGCGGCAAGCCGATCGTTTCCGCGGTCATGGCCGAGTTCCACATGGCCGGCAAGTACGCGAAGAACGAGCTACAGGCCAGCCTCGCAAACTCGCTCGTGGCGGCGTTCCTCGAATCGGATCTCGATCAAGAGTCGGCCGCGCAGTTGTTCGGGGAAGACCCTCGCGCTGCATGGTCTGAGTCGGTCAAGCAGGCGCGCAACATTCGCCAGCTCAAGGGCGCGGCCATCATCCCATTGCCAGCCGGCGCGAAGATGTCGGGCTTCACGCCAGGCCGCCCGAATCCGGCTTTCGAGGCTTTCATGCTGGCGAGCCTGCGGCACATCGCCGCGGGCTTGAACATTCCCTATGAGCTGCTGCTCAAGGATTTCAGCAAGACCAACTACAGCAGCGCGCGCGCCGCGCTTCTCGAGGCCTGGCGCTTCTTCCATGGCCGGCGCCGCTGGCTCATGGACTACTGGCTGCGCCCCATCTACGAGCTTTGGCTCGAAGAGGCCGTCAACGCGGGCGTGATCGACGCGCCTGACTTCTACACGAAGCGCTACGCCTACAGCCGTTGCCGCTTCATCTTCGGCGGCCGCGGTTGGGTTGACCCAGTGAAGGAAGCCGAGGCCGCCGGCATCCGCATGGACCTGGGCATCAGCACGCTCGAGCAGGAATGCGCGGAGCAAGGCGGCGACTACGAGGAGGTGATGGATCAGCAGGCGCTCGAGCGCGAGATGCGCGTGGCACGCGGGCTGCCCGACCGAGCCGCACCGGTGGCGCGGCCGGCTGCGCGCCGCCGCTCGGCAGAGCAGGACGAAGACACGGAGGCCTTGGCCGAATGACACGCTATCCCCACCTCGCGGCCCGTGTGTTCAACACGCCGCTGCTCGTTCATCCGCAGAAGCTCGACGCGATCATTTCGGGACTGGGTCAGCGATTGCTGGGAACGGACGCGCCACTGATCGAGGTGGCGGGCAAGCCCGTCTCCATCGCTGAAGCGAGCACCCTGCAGCCAAGCATGTTCAGCACACGCCGCGGCGCGCGTGCCGAGCGCGGCTATACCGTGATCGACGGTGTGGCGGTCATCGGCGTGTCCGGTGCGCTGGTGCATCGCTCGCAGTTCGTGATGGCCGATTCCACGTTCCTGCAGGGATACAACGACCTGGCGGCGGACCTCGAGGACGCGATGTCCAACGGCGACGTCCACGCCGTGCTGATCGTCTGCGACTCTCCCGGCGGCGAAGTGCAAGGCGTGTTCGAGCTGGCGGCCCGGATCATGGAAATGCGCGGCCGCAAGCCGATCTACGCGATCGCCGATGGAATGGCCGCGAGCGCGGCCTACCTGACCGCCAGTGCCGCTGATCAGGTGGCAATCACAGGTACGGGGTATGCGGGTTCCATCGGCGTCGTCATGCGGCACGTCGACCTTTCGCGGGCCATGGCAAACGACGGGATCGCGGTGACTCACATTTTTGCGGGCGCCCACAAGATCGACGGCAATCCTTTTGAGCCGCTTCCCAAGGACGTGCGCGCTGACCTGCAGGCGGACATCGAAGACCTGTATTCGATGTTCGTGGATGCCGTCGGCCAGCACCGGGCCATGCCGGCGCAGGCCGTGCGCGACACACGCGCCTCCACCTTCCGAGGCGCTGCAGCTGTGAAGGCCGGGCTGGTGGACCGCATCGCCACCACGGACCAACTCATCACCGAACTGGCCGCGCTTCGTCCGCGGTCGTTCGCCCCCGGGCAAGCCGCCCGATCCGCAACCGCCGACAGCAAAGGAGCATCAATGTCCGGCAATTCCCAAGAGCAGGGCGGCCAACCTACCGCCAATCTTCCGGCACCTGCCGCCCACCAGCAGCCCGGCGCCGGGGCTGCGTCCGCGCAGGACCTCGATCGCGCGCGCGCCGAAGGCGCGCAAGCCGAGCGGGCCCGCGTGAACGCAATCCTCGGTCACGCCAGTGCGAGCGCGAATCCCGCGCTCGCCATGCAGTGCGTGAACACCGGCCTCACCGCTGAACAGGCGAGCGCCATCCTCGGCGCGGCTGCCCCGCAACAGGCCGCACAGGCCAATGCGGCCCAGGGCAACCAGTTCGCGCAGGCGATGCAAAACCTCGGTAACCCGCGCGTTTCGGGCGTGGAGGCCGAGAACCAGCGTCCCGACGACCCCGCGGCCGTCGCCGGCTCGTGGGATCGCGCCTTCGGCGTGCAATCCCGCGCGAACAACTGATCGGCGGCCCGTCGAGTCATCAACGAATCAGGAGCCATCCTCATGCCCACCATCAACGAAGGCCGGCACGCCGGTGAACATGTCGCCAGCGAGGCGAACGGCACGCGCTCGCGCGGTGTCGTCACGATCGCTTCGGGCCAAAACCTCGAACCGGGCACCGTGCTCGGCAAGGTGACCGCCAGCGGCAAGTACGTCGCACTGGCGCCCGCGGCCAGCGATGGCAGCGAAGCGGCCGCAGCCGTGCTTTACGGCCATGTCGACGCCACGACGGCCGACCGTCCGGGTGTCGTTCACCTGCGCGATGCGGAGCTCAAGGGCTTCGCGCTCGCGTGGCCCAGCGGCATCACCACCAACCAGAAGAACACCGCCCTCGGCCAACTCGTGGCCCTGGGCCTCATCGCCCGCTGATCGCCGGCAGAAAGAAAGGAACCAGAAACATGGCTCACATGGACGTTTTCCGTCAGCGGCCCTTCCAGATGGTCGAGCTGTCGGCGGCGGTGCAGCGCGCACCCTACGTGCCGAATTTCCTCGGCTCGCTGAACCTCTTCGCGACGAAGCGCGTTCGCACGGCCACCGTGTCGGTGGAAGACAAGGGCGGCGTGCTGACGCTGATCCAGACCAGCGAGCGCGGCGCGCCGCTCGAGGAAGGCGAGCGCGAGAAGCGCGCCATGCGCGACTTCCGCACGCGCCGGATCGCACGCGGCCACACGCTGCAGGCATCCGAGATTGACGGCATTCGTGCCTTCGGGCAGGAATCCGAGCTGCAGGCAGTCCAGAACGAGATTGCCGAAATCATCGGTGGCCCGACTGGCCTGCGTGCCGCCGTGGATGTCACCCACGAGAACCAGCGCCTGGGCGCGGTGCAGGGCATCGTGGTGGATGCCGACGGCTCGGTGCTGTGGAACTGGTTCGATGCCTTCGGCATCAGCCAGCCCGCCGAAATCGACTTCGACCTCGACAACGCATCGCCCGCCTCGGGCGTGGTCCGCAAGAAGTGCAACGAGGTGGTGCGCGCCATGCAGCGGGCAGCGCAGGGCGCCTGGCTGGTCGGCTCCACCAACGTCCTCGGCCTGTGCGGCGATGCCTTCTGGGATGACCTGACGGCCCACGCGGAAGTGCGTGGCACCTACCTCGGTCAGCAGGAGGCGAGCGACCTGCGCAACAACGTGGGCCGTGCGTTCAGCACCTTCACCTATGGCGACATCACCTGGGTGAACTACCGCGGCACCGACGACAACAGCAAGGTGGCCGTGCCGACCGACAAGTGCAAGTTCTTCCCGGCCAACGCGCCCGGGGCGTTCGTGCAAGCCTTCTCGCCGGCCGAGTTCCTGCCGTTCGTGAACACGCCCGGCCAGGACGTGTACGCGATCGTGGTCGAGGACAAGGACCGCCAAGCCTGGGTGCGGCCCGAAATCTACAGCTACCCGCTGTTCATGTGCACGCGCCCGGGAATGCTGCTGCGCGCGAAGCGGACCTGAGCACCAGCACCATGAACGCTCCGTTCGCCCCGCTCGAGCAGATGGTCGATGCCAGCGTGCTCGACCATCTCGCCAACGCCATCGCCGTCGTGGATGGTGAAGACGTGCCTGTCATCTTCGATCGCCCGTATGCCGGGGCGTTCGGCGGCCAGGTGGACACGTCGTCGCCGACCTGCGTGGGTCCGATGGAAAAGCTGGGCGGGCTGGAGCGTGATGCTCGGATCGCAATCGGCGGCGCCGGCTTCCTCGTGCTCACTGCTGAGCAGGAGGGCGCCACGCTCGTCCGGCTGATTCTCGCGGAGGCCTGAGGTGCTGGCACTCGAATCCATCATCGTCGCCAGGCTTCGCGAGGCGCTGTCGGAAGCCTGGGCTGTCAAGGGCCTGTTCTCCGATGCCGGCAAGCGCGATGCCGACCTATTGGCGTCGGTGGCTTTTGCTGATGCCGATGTGCCGTCGACCGAGGCCACCGGCGTCCTCGTGCAGCCCTACTGGACCGTGACCCTCACCGGCAAACGCTCGGATGCCGATACCGCGACGCAGCTCGATGCGGCCTTTGGCCTTTGCATCGAAGGCCTGCACAACTGGGCGCCCGGCGCTGTGGCCGGGCTCCGATGGAAGGCTCTGCGGCTCGTGCGTGTGAAGTCGCCGCCTTATCCCGAACACGGTCTCGTCGGCCTCGAACTCGCTTTCTCCACTTCCGCCCTCTACGACGGGCAGCCCTGAAAGGAAACCCCATGCCCATCCAGCATGAAAAGACCAAACTGCAGGTGCCGCGCGGCCGCCTGCGCTTCGACACCTTCAATCCCAGCGAGGAGCCCACGGGTGAGGAGGAAATGGGCAACTGCCCTTCGTTCGTCGTCACCATCGACTCGCAAAAGGCAGAACTGTTCTCCGCCGAAACGGCGTCCAGCGAACTCATCGGCACCGCTGTGGGCCAGGTGAAGCGCACGGGCAAGGTCACCTGCAACAACATGAGCATGGCGACCTACGTTCGCTTCCTCGCAGGCATCAGCGAGACGATCACGCAATCCGCCGCGCCTGTGGTGGGCGAGATGCGAACCGTCATGCCCGGCAAGCTCTACCAGCTCGGCCAGACCGTCGACAACCCGATCGGCGTGCGCAATGTCTCCGTCGTGACCGTGAAGAGCGAGGACGGCGACGACACCTATGTAGCCGGAACCGACTACAACGTCGAACCCGAGACGGGCACGGTGCAGATCATCGCAGGGGGTGGGATCGCTGCGGGCAAGGTGCAATTCGGCTACACGCCGGTCGCGGGCACCTACACCCGGATCAAGACCGGCAGCAAGCTGACCTTGCTGGGAGCGCTGCGCGTGGTGGCAGACAACGCCCAGGGCAGCAACAACGACTGGTACTTCCCGCGCTGCAATCTGAGTTCCTCGGGCGATCTGCCGATCGTTTCCGACGAAGTCGAGTTCGTGAGCGTCGAGTTCGACCTCGATGTGCTCAAGCCCGCCAACGCCGAGGCGATCTACCTCGCGGGCCGACCCATCGCTCTCTGATCAAAACCACCCGCCCGCCCGCTCACCACGGCGCGGGCGGGGCGTGGTGACGCATGCGGCTTCGTGCAGAGGCCTCATGCGCCGCACACGTCCAACCTGACTTCTTCACCTGCCGTGGCTCTCAAGCCGATTCAGATCCTCATCAATGCCAAGGACGATGCGTCTGCGGTGTTCGACCGGCTGCAGCAGCGCATCACCGCCTTTGCGGCGCTGGTGCTGGGCTACTTTGGCATCCAAGCCTTTGCGGGTTGGATCAAGGGCGGTGCAGACCTCGAGCAGGCGCTCAGTCGCGTGCAGGCGGCGACCAACGCCACGGCCGGCGAGATGCGCGAGCTGCGCAAAGCCACGCTCGATGCGGCGAACGACAAGCGCTTCAACTTCACCCAGGTGGAGGCGGCCGGCGCCCTCGAGAACCTCGCCAAGGCCGGCCTGAGCGTCAAGGACGCGATCGCTACCTTGCCGCCAGCCATGCAGCTCGCGCGCGCGGGCGACATCGAGCTGGCGGCCTCGGCCGAGTACCTCACGAAGATCGTGAACGGCCTGGGCCTCTCGTTCACCGAGTCCGGGCGCGTGGCCGACGTGCTCGCCAAGGGCGCGAACGCGACCAACACCAGCGTGACCGGCCTGGCGCAGGCGCTGAGCTACGCGGCGCCGCTGGCGAACACCCTCGGCCTCGGCCTCGAAACCACGGTCGCGATCATCGGCAAATTCGCCGATGCGGGCATCGATGCGAGTCGCGCGGGCACGGCGCTCAATTCGATCCTGGCCCAGTTCTCGGACCCGGCCAGCAAGTTCCGCACGGAACTCGCTGCGGCGGGCATCACCACGGTCAACTTCGAGCAGGCGCTGCACGAGCTGGCCGCTGCGGGCCCGCGCGGCCAGCGCGCGATCGCGGCGGTGGGGC